GGGATGTTACACTAGCTAAGATAGGTGCAGGATTTGATGTAGTAAAAGATAGGATAGCAGGTATGGGTAAAATCATAACAGGTATATTCAACAAACCATTAAGCCAAACACTATCTGAAATTAAAGACAATTTTGCAGGTATTACAGATGAAATGGTTAAAGAAACTGAAGCTGCAGAAGCATTAGAAAGAGCAAGTCAGAAGCTAAGAGATGTAGAAAAGGATCAGCTTACTATAAAGGCTGAAATGAAAAAGCAAATAGCTGAAGCGAGGTTAATAGCTACAGATGAAACTAAGTCATTACAAGAAAGGAAAAAAGCCTTGACAGAAGCTGTGGAAGTAGAAAAAAATCTATTACAAATAGAACTTGATAATCAGGCAGAGCGTGTTAGAATAGCACAAGAAAGAAAGAATATGTCAAATAGCACTGCCGAAGATGAAAGAAAATTACAAGAAGAAAAAGCAAAACAGATAGAGCTAGAAACAAAATCGTTTACTAAGCAAAAAATGTTAGCTAGACAATTAAATGGTATTCAAAGAAAAATATCAGCAGAACAAAAAGCTAGGGAACAAGAAAGACTTGATGGAATAGAAGCAGAAAAGAAAGCACTCCAAGAGATAATGGACTTGGAAACCGAAAGACTAAATAAACAAATTCTTGATGTAGCTACAGCTTTAGATGAGTTTTATGCTTCACAAAGAACTGCACAAGAGAATGAGATCTTAGATGCACAAGAAAAGTGGGAGTCTTTAATTGCAGGTGAAGAAGAAGGATCAGCTATGTTGGTAGATTTAAAAGCAGCTTATGCTGAAGAACTTGCTGCTATTGACGAAAAGTATGCAAAAGATGATAAAAAAGACTTAAAGAATAAGGTCAGGACTTTCAAAGAAATGTCTGATAATGAAGTAAAGTGGGCAGAAATGACTGCTGATGAAAAAATGAATATTGCATCAAGTACAGCAGGTTCATTAGCTCAAATATTAGGAGAAGAAACAGCAGCAGGAAAAGCTGCAGCTATTGTTCAAGCTACTATTGACACTTATAAGTCTGCACAAGCATCTTATGCTTCATTAGCAGGCATTCCTGTAGTCGGCCCTGTTTTAGGTGGGGTTGCAGCAGCAGCCGCAGTTGCTTCAGGTATTAAGAACGTTCAAGCTATTACTTCAGCAGGTGGTGGGGGTGGTGGGGGTGGTATATCTACTGCAACGCAAAGCTCTAATATAGATGCAAAATCTTTAGCAGAAACTCCTGCACCACAAATGATGTCAGGCGAATTTGACTTAACAGGAGCAGTAGAACCTGAGCCTATCAAGGCGTATGTAATTACTGACGAAATGACTAGCAGTCAAGACCAATTAGCTAATATAAGACGTAGAGCTACAATCTAACAAATCAAATAAACTAACTAAAATTCTATTATATAATATGCCGTGTACTAAATGTAAAGAAGGAAACACTTACAAATGGGGTGAAACAGGTGAATGTGAATACAACTCTTTAGAAGAGTGTCAAAAAGCAAATCCTGACCACCATTATGAAGAAATGAAAACTACTTCAATAGTTGAACTTGTAATTGATAATGACTCACAAGAACTTGCTATTGACGCAATTAGTTTAGTTTCAGCACCTGCCATTGAGCAGGATTTTGTTTACTTTAATAAGTCTAAAAATAACTTGACTTTTGCTAAAGTAGATGAGGACAAAAGAATTGTGGTCAGTCCTGCTTTAATTCCCAACAAGCAGATATTTAGATATGACCCAAATACTGACTCAGAATATTATGTTTATTTTTCAAAAGAAACTGTCCGAAAGGCTTCAGAACTTTACTTGAAACATAATAACCATCACAAAGCTACCTATGAACACCAAGATAGAGTGTCAGGAGTTTTAACAGTTGAGTCTTGGATAAAAGAAGGTGATATGGATAAGTCTAAATTGTACGGATTTGATTTGCCAAATGGAACTTGGTTTGTTAAAATGAGAATTGAGAATGATGACTTATGGGCAAAAATAAAAGATGGCTCTTTAAAAGGATTGAGCATTGAAGGTTATTTTACAGACAAGATGGAAAAGATGTCAGAAAAAGCACCAACTAATGAAGAGATCCTAAAAGCATTGAATGAAATAATTACAAAATCAAATAACTAACTAAAATTTCTATTATATAAAAAAAGAACACTATGGATTTAAAAGAACAAATATTAGTAGCTCTTGGTCTGAGTAAAGACGAAGAAGTGAAATTGGCTTGGCAAGCGAAGTCAGAAGATGGTACAATTTTTGTAAGCACCGCAGAGGAGCTTGAAGCAGGTGTGGACATCTCAGTATTAACTGAAGATGGCACTACAATCTTACTACCTGTAGGAACATACAAGACTGACACAGGCGTTTCTTTCAGAGTGGAAGAAGAAGGTATTGTAGGTGAAGTTATTGAGTCAGAAACTGAAGAAAAAGAAGAGGCTTCTGAAGAAGTAAAAGAAGAACTCGGTGAAGACAGAGGTGAAGATGATGACGAAGCTGCAGTTGATGATTGGGCAGGAATGGAAAAAAGAATCAAAAACTTGGAAGATGCGGTTTCAGATCTTAAAAAAGAAATTGGTGAAAAAGGTGATGTGGAAGAAATGGCAGAAGAAACTGAAGAGCCTTCAACAAATCCTAAAACTATAAAGACCACAGAAGTAAAAGAATTTTCAGCAGACGAAGTTGAAGCATTAAAAGCTGAGAATGAAAAATTAAAAACGGAACTAGCAGAACAACCTGCTGATACTCCAATTAACACAAATAAATTTAGTTCAGAAAGACGAACACCTACTGCTCAAGATTTTAAAAGAATGAGCAATCAGGAAAAATTCTTATACAACCTAAATAAATACTAATAATTTAAAAATAAAAAAAAATGGCGTTTACTACAACATCAAACTTTGCAGGAAAAGCAGCAGGATTTTACATCTCAGCGGCTTTGAAAGCATCTAACTCGTTAGACTACTTAACTATGATTGAGAACATCAAGTATAAGTCTAACATACAAAAAATGGCAGGATCAGGAGTAGTTGCTGATGCTACTTGCGACTTTACTGATGCAGGTACTTTGGCACTTACAGAAAAAGTTTTAGAGCCTAAAAACTTACAAATCAATTTGGATCTTTGCAAGTCTACATTATTAGACTCTTGGGAGGCATTACAAATGAGAGCAGGAGCAGGAGCACCACCACCTGCATCTTTTGATGACTATGTTATTTCTTATATGGGTGAAATCATAGCAGAAGCAACTGAAAACTCAATTTGGACAGGAACTGCAGTAGCAGGAAAATTCAATGGATTCTTAGGAGCTGTAACAGGATTACTTTTACCGGGTGTAGATGGAACAGTTGTTCAAGATGCAGCAGGTGGAGCATATACAGCAGCTAATATCATAGCAGAACTTCAAGGTGCAGTAGCTTCTATACCGACAACAACTTTAGGAAAAGAAGACTTACATATTTATATGAGTCAAAGAACTTACCAATATTATATTTCAGCAGTATCTACTTTAGGGTATGTAAATGCTTACAATATGAATGGTGATTATCAACCAATGTTTGAAGGATATAAAATTGCTCCTTGTAACGGAATGGCAGAAAATGAGGTAGTAATAGCTCAGAAGTCAAATATGTTCTTTGGAACTGACTTGATTTCAGACGCTACTAGAATCACTTTGATGGATATGGCAGCTTTAGATGGTTCAGACAATATGCGTTTGGTAGCTCGTTATTCAGCAGGTGTTCAGACAGGAGTTGGAGCTGATATTGTAAGACAATCATAAATAAAATAAATAATGGGAGTGTTTCGGCACTCCCTTAACTCTAAAAAAATAAAATAATATGGCTTGTACAGCACTTTCAGGGGGTCGTGGAATTGATTGTAATAGAATTTCAGGTGGAATCAAATATATCTACTTTGGAGTTCTTGACCAATTTACAGCTCCTATTGAAACAACAGGACTTGTAGTTACCTCAGGAGAGGTGACTGACATCGAAATGGCTTCTAACATTCTTTATAGATACACTATGCCTATTGGAGTAGCTTCAGCTACAGATACTATTGTTGGTAGCAGGGAAAACGGAACGATTTATTACACTCCAACTGTTCAGGTGTTATTTAACAGACTATCTAAAGAAGATCAAAATCAAATTAAGTTGCTAGGAGCAACTAAGGTGGTGGTCTTCTGTCAATTAAATCAACAACTAGCAAACGGACACGATTTAATAATTGCAATGGGTGTTACAAACGGAATGGAACTAAATGCAGGAACTATTGATACAGGTGCTGCTTGGGGTGATAAAAATGGATATACTCTTACCTTTGATGGTATGGAGCAAGACCCATTCCCAATGGTAGCAGATTACACGACTACTCCATTTGATAATGCAGCATTTAATTTTGGAGCAGGAAATCCTTGTACTTCAAATCCTTGTTAATCTAATTTGTAGTTTTCAATATATTTCTTGATTAGAGGGCTTTTTAGCCCTCTTTTCTTTTACAATCCAAATAAATTCAGGCTTTTTCTATTATATAATAATGATACAATGGACTTATGATACAGGGAATTATTTAGCATACTTATCTACAGAAGATAATCGTATAAACCAATCATCAACTAAAGCCCAATTAGCGTATTTAGTAAAGTTTATAAATGATATGGACGGCTCGGTTCAGTATGCTTATGCACAGCAAGACAGCACCGATTGGATTCAGGATAGATATACTAAAATGGAGTTTATACAGCACGATGAAGCAGGCGGTAGTATATATGATGGCGAAGTCTACTTTACACCGCAAGGACATTATAAATATGAAGTGTATGAAATATCTTGGAGTGGAGTTGAAGCATTAATAGCTGAAGGTACAGCACCTGCAACAGAATTAGATGAATTAACTCCTAAAGGTACTACAAAAGGTATTGTTAGGGGGTTGGTAACTAAAGGAATTTTAAATGTAACTGAAAAAGCAGGTAATGAACAGGTACAATATGTTCAAAAGGCAAAAAGTGTTCAAACCTTAACTATTAATTATGGTGGTGCAGGATACACATCAGCACCTACTATAACAATAACAGGTGATAATATAACACAAGCAACAGCAACTTGTACTGTTTCAGGGGGTGCAGTAAGGACAGTCACCATAACCAATGCAGGAAGCGGATACACTACAAATCCTACAGTAACAGTTTCAGGGGGTGGAGCAACAGCAGACGCTTTAATATCAGCAAACATAGAAAAAACGAATTATATATTTTACGGACAATAAAAATTAAAAAATGGCAATAGAAAATGTACAACAGCTTTTAACAGAGCAACTAGGAAAAAATGGTAGCACAGAAATTTTTACTACAGTAGCACAAACAAGTAAAGATTGGTATTGTGTTTACTTTCCTGTAACGAGTGTAGTTTCAGCAATAACAGTAGCAGATGCTACAGGTGAATCAGCTTTACAAACGACACTACCTGCAGGAACGACATTATTTATGAATGTTACCGCAATAACTCTCACGAGTGGTGTTGGAGTAGGCTATCACGAAGGACCAACTACATAGAATATGTTAGCTCTTAAAAAAGCATTGAGCTTAGTTACAGTTAGTAGTGCTGAGTGGTCACCTATTGAAGAGTCAAGTCTAGTAGCTTGGTATAAATTTAATACAGGAATTGGTTTAACAGGTTCTGATGTTAGGTCGTGGAATGACTCAAGTGCTAAAGGAAATGATATGGTACAGGGTACACTAGCAAATCAGCCTGCATTTTTAGATGGTGTTTTAACTTTTGATCCTGATGGACCTAGTTTTCTGTCTTTATCAGGTGACGACATAGAATTAACAGGTGATTTTAGTATTGGCGTAAGATTAAATATTACAGCAGCAGGTGGTATAATAGTGGGTGATAATACAGAAGATGGTGAATTAATTAAGGTTTTTTCAAACAATAAAATTCGTATTAGAATAGACAACCAAACAGCAGTTGACATACAATTAGATAGCGGAAGTTTATTAGAAAGCGAGTCTTATATGGTTATAACAAGAAGGGGTGGTAGTGGTGATATGCACTTATGGTGGAATGGAGTAAAACAAGCAGACTCAGAAGCTATGACAGGAACAGCTAATATTGATTCAATAGGTGTAAGAAAAACAGACGCCAATCCATTTGACGGAACAATCAGAGAGATACAAATTTACAGTTCAGCAAATGATACATTAGCAGATAATATAGGTGATAGCTTATCAACTCTATAAAAAATAAATTATGAAAGACAATATCATTAATATTAATTTAGAAACATCAACAGCTCCTGTTATTCAAGAAGTTCGTGGAAAAGATTGGATTGAGTACGGAGATGCCAATGGTGAATGGAAAAACTTATATCCGCAGTTTTTGATAGATCTTTACTATTCAAGTAGTATATCTGCTGCCATTATTAATTCTACAGCCGAAATGATTGCAGGTGAAGCTCTTATTATAGAGGACGAAGAGGCGGTTTCTGAGGCTAGTATTAAGCTACAAAACTTTATGAATAGAGCTAACGGAAATGAAAGCCTACACGAAGTTATAAAGAAACTAGCTTTTGATTTTAAATTACAGGGAGCATTTGCACTTAACATAGTATGGAGTAAAGACCGTACTCAAATAGCTGAAATCTATCACGTTGATACTTCTAAAATAAGATGCGCAAGACCTGACGAATTTGGAAAAACTACAGGTTATTATATATCAGCAGATTGGTCAAATACTAGACAGAACAAGCCTTATTATGTTCCTGCTTTTAATGTAAATGATAGGACTTCAGCAAATCAAATAATGTATGCAGGTTTATATAGTCCGAATATGAACTCATACTACACGCCTGATTATGTTAGTTGTAATAATTGGGCACTTATTGATGGGCGTGTTTCAGAATTTCATTTAAATAATATCTCAAATGGATTTGCAGGGAGCTTTATGATTAGCTTTGCCAATGGAATACCTACACAAGAAGAACGATTCCAAATAGAAAGAAGCCTCACAGAAAAGTTTTGCTCAGAAAATAATTCAGGCAAGTTTGTACTTACTTTCTCAGACGATAAGACAAGAACTCCTGAAATTACACCAATCAATTCTAACGACTTAGATAAACAATATTTGGCACTACAAGAGCTACTTACCTCAAATATTTTAAGTGGGCACAGAGTAACCTCTAAGACGCTTATGGGTATAGACTCTGCTAACGGATTTAGTTCAAATACAGATGAGATTATAAATGCAGCAAATTTCTACTTAAATACTGTTATCAAGCCATTCCAAGATCAGTTAGTTAAAAGCCTCAAAAAAATCTTTCAAGTAAATAATATGGATTTGCCTGTAAACTTTGTACAGCTTAAACCTATTACAGTTCAATTTGATTCTAAGACTATCAT